TTTTCAAAAAATACCTGCTCTTCATAAAGATAAGAACAATGTTAAAAATAAAGGATGGATACATTTTGATGATGCAGTTTTAGCAGGCCTAGTTTATTTAAATAAAAAAGCAGATCTAGATTCAGGTACTAGTCTATATTTACCAAAAGGTAAATTAAAACACGACTGGTCAAAGGCAACTGATCTAAAAGTAAATCTTTATTTAAATGGTGTGTATGATAAAAAAGAATATGAAAAAGAAATGAAATACACAGACAATAAATTTAAAAAATTTATGGAATTCAATAATGTGTATAATACCTTGATATGTTACGACGGTCAAAACTACCATAAGATAAATAACATGAATATAGGTACAGATAAAGATAGGCTAACTCTTGTATTTTTTATAAACAATATTACAGTAGATGGGACTCCTATTACAAGAGTTAAAGAGATATTAAATGAAAAAAGTATTTAAAGAAATAGAGAAAGCGGTTTATGAAAATAAACTGTTTTACAAACAGAGATTCATAGATTTAGAAGACAGAATAGATTTAAACACAATAACTGAAATTTTAAATAACTATGAAATAATGAATTCTTTTAAGACAGCTATTCCTATAAATCCGAATGATGTTTTTTCATACACTTTTCAAATGAAGGGTGTTGAAAAACACCCAACCATATGGAACTTACATAACCTTATGAAAAACAATATAAGCAGTTGTGATATAGATAGAACGGATTTGTTTGCAGCTTTTAAAAAATCAAATGGTCCGAATCATGTAGATCATGAAAACTCATTGATACTTTCTGTGTATAATAATACGATTTATTATTTTCCTGATGATGGTACTACTATTGTATTAGAGCCAGGAGATTTACTTTTAGTTCCAACTGGAAGAATACACTCTGCATGTAATTATCAAGCAAGAATAGTATTGTCCTGGGGTTTATATAAAAAATGATTTTAGATCGTTTTAAAAAATATATTAAAAATATAGAGTACCCTTCCAAACCTAGAGGTTGGAACATTGCAGGTATTCTAAAAAAAAGAAGTAATGAACATTTAAAATACGATGTAAGATCTATGAAAGATATAGGTGAAATGATTGCAAAACAAATGTCTACAGCTAGTCAAGCAGATAAGTTAGTGTTTGAAGCAAATCGTAATTGGCTCGTTATTGATAACAAAGAACTTAAAGATTATGTCATAAAAAATAAACTTAAAATTGTTTATTTAGATAATATCGTAAAAGATTTAGATACCTGGACTATAGAAAAAGATGAATAGAATAGCTTATCAGTGTGATGATATATTAAACAACCTTAATTTATTACTACCTCATTTAAATAAAATAGAGTTACATTCTCCAAAACAACATAAAGTACCTGATTACTCATGGCCTGGTAAGAGAAGCTTTGAACTATCTGCTAATGAACCTTTTTTGTTTCATTTAATTTTAAAATCTATACAGGATTTAAGGTTATCTTTTTTATCAGAAAACATTGAAGTAAAGATGTATATGCATTTAAGAGAAAAGAAAGATGCAAGTAAAGATTTTATACACAGAGACAGTTTGCCCACCACCAAAGTAATCGATAATAAATTATTACCTACAGGATTTACTCCTGATTTTTCTGGTTTAATATACTTGAATGAAACAAACACAAACTCTGGAACTTATTTATATGATGAACAAGGTGAAATTATAACTGATTTTAAATATGTTCAAAACAGGTTTGTTATATTTTCATCTGCTTATCTTCATAAAGGCTATGGTCATTTTGGTAATAGTTGTCAAAATGGTAGGACCACCTTAAACATTTTTATTAAAAATAGGTAGATATTATTACATTGAATGTAGATATTACTGGTATATAATGCTTTATTATGCTACAAAAATTAGGCTTTCAACCAGGATTCAATAAACAAGTTACCGAAACAGGCGCCGAAGGGCAATGGTTTGATGGTGACAATGTTCGTTTTAGATATGGTACACCTGAAAAAATAGGTGGCTGGAGTCAGTTAGGCACAAGTAAATTAACAGGTGCTGCAAGAGCCATACATCATTGGGAGAATAACGATGCTGTTAAATACTCTGCCATAGGCACTAACAGAATTCTATACGTTTTTTCAGGCGGAACTTACTACGACATACATCCTATAAGAACAACTCTAACAGGTGCAGACTTTACTACTACTGCTTCTTCAGTTACTGTTACTGTAACATGCACCGGGGTTCATGGATTAATAGAAGATGATATTGTTTTATTTGATAACGTAACCGGTTTATCTGGTTCTACTTTTACTAATGCTACCTTTGAAGATCAAAAATTTATGGTAACATCAGTTCCTTCATCTACTACTTTTACTATTACCATGGACACTGCAGAGGTAGGGACTCCTGTAACAAATGGTGGGTCGGCTTCTGTTCTTTGTTATTACAATGTTGGTCCCTCTCAACAATTAGGTGGCTTTGGATGGGGCACTGCTAACTACGGAGGTCAAGCTAATGGTCCTTCAACCACAACACTAGCTTCAACTATTAACGACACAGTAACTGACATTCCTTTAACTAGTTCTGCTGCCTTTCCTTCTTCTGGAGAAATAAGAATTGGATCAGAAGACATTAGTTTTACTGCAAATGACACTAGCACAAATATTTTAAGTGGAGGGGCTAGAGAAGTAAATGGCACTACTAAAGCAGCGCACAGTGGTGGAGCAACAGTTACAAATATTTCAGATTATGTTGCATGGGGTGATGCATCTGGTGCAGATTTTACTATCTCTCCAGGTTTATGGGTTTTAGATAACTATGGCACTAAATTAATTGCACTTATTTACAACGGCCCTTGTTTTGAGTGGGACGCAGCTCCTTCAAATGCAACGGCAACAAGAGCAACTATTATACCTAACGCACCTACAAAATCTAGACATGTGTTAGTATCTACTCCCGATAGACACTTAGTATTTTTTGGAACTGAAACAAAAGTAGGAGACGCAACTACACAGGATGATATGTTTATTAGATTTTCTGATCAAGAAAATATAGACCAAACTGATTCTTACACCGTAACTGCAAACAATACTTCAGGCACACAAAGACTGGCTGATGGATCAAGGATCATGGGAGCTATAAAAGGTAGAGATGCTATCTATATTTGGACCGACACCGCATTGTTTTTAATGCAGTTTGTAGGCGCACCATTTACATTTTCTTTTCAACAAGTAGGCACAAACTGTGGACTAATAGGTAAGAATGCATGTGTTGAAGTAGACGGCACCGCTTATTGGATGTCAGAAAATGGTTTCTTTACATACGATGGTCAATTAAAATCTTTACCTTGTTTAGTAGAAGATCATGTTTATTCGACAGAAGGTGGACCTGGACTTAACACTACAGCTAGAGATTTAATTAATTGTGGATTAAATAATTTATTTGGAGAAGTTAATTGGTTTTATTGTGCTTCTGGGTCTAACGTAGTTAATAAAGTAGTTACATATAATTACTTAGACTCGTCTGCTAAAAGACCTATATGGACTGTAGGAACTTTAGCTAGAACTGCTTGGCAAGACTCGGCTGTGTTTCCTCTACCTCATGCAACATATTATACAACCAGTGATAATGATTCGTTTGATGTTACTGGAAATACTGACGGTACTACCATATACTATGAACACGAAACAGGGACCGATCAAGTTGATGCTGGAGGAGTAATAACTGCAGTCATAGGCACTATAACTTCGGGTGCGTTTGATATTACCCAACGTAGAAGCGGCACAGGACAGACTGTGGGCACACCAGATTTAAGAGGGGACGGTGAATTTATTATGAGAATCAGTAGATTTATACCTGATTTTATTGAACAAACAGGAACAACAGCTGTTAATTTTAAAACAAGGATTTTTCCAAACAGTACACCTGTTACAAATAACTTTACATGCACATCTTCAACAACTAAAAAGGACGTAAGAGTAAGAGCAAGAGAAATAGAATTACAAGTAGCAAACACAACTAGTGGAGAAAACTGGAAGTTGGGTACGTTTAGATTAGATATACATCCAGGAGGAAGAAGGTAATGGAATACTATACTGGAAAAGATTACGGACCTAAAGCGGGTATGGCTTATACACAAGTTATGCCTCAAGAAGGTTTTAAATATGTGTACGATCAAGATGGTAGAAGATACTCGGTGCCAGACGGATCACAACCTGTATCTGGTGATTCTGCTATAAGTCCTATTTCTAAAATACCTACTGATCAAGAAATACGAGACGAGGGTTTTAAATTTATACCTAATCAAAAATATTTACAAACTCCTTTCATGTTACCTGTTAATCAAGAGGATGACGATGGTGCCGGTACACCGCCTGTAAATGTTGGAGGTAACTCAGAAGGATTTAGTGTTTATAATCCTGACCCTAATAGAACAAGAACTATAGATCAATATAGTCCATTTAATTACAGAACTGCGTCTGAAAAATCTTACATCGGAGCACCTGGTGATTATAGTTATTCTTCAGAAACAGAAGCACAAAAAATGATGGATATGTATCCAGAGTATTATACAGGTAAGAGACAATTAGAAGGTATACCAGGTATGGTACAGAATTATTTAAGAACAAGTATACCAGGAAAATTAATAGGAAATATAGCAGGTGGGATAGAAAGGCTTCTTCCTGTAAATCAAAGAGCTATTTTAGAAAATGAATTATTGGGTCAAGGTTTTAGATTAAATGATATTGGACAATTTGTGTCTGATGGTGGAAATGCTTATGATCCATCTGGATCAAATATTATGGCAGGATACAATGCTGCTAAAGTAACTCGACAAACTTTTGATAAAAGAAGAGCTAACGCAAAGAAAAACATGTCACCAGAAGGATTTGAAAAATTTAATAAAGCACTTACAGCAGCTGAAGAAAAATTTTTTGGTGGATCAGAAAAAGCAACTATGGTTTTTAATGAAAAACTTAAACAAAAAGATATAGATGATGGATTTATCAATGATCAAGGTGTTACTTACGATGAAGAAACATTTATTGATCCTAATATATTAAGATATATTACTAATAAAAAAACAGCTGATACCTCCGGCATTGTTACTGATACTAGTAATGATGGTAGTGCTGATATTATTACAGATATTAATACTGGTAATGATGTTGGCGGCGGTATAGATATAAGTGGTGCCGGTACTATACGTAGTAAAGATAATAATTTTCAAGGTGTTTCGGGACCGACTACTCAACAAGAAGCTGATTATGGTTATGCAACTGATTATGGTTTTGCATACGGAGGATTAGCAAGTATTTTATAATGGCTAAAATTGTACAATCATTAACAAGAGCAACTCCAGAGTATGAAGAAAAAACAATTCAATCTTTGGTTAGAGATCTTGACTCTGTGATAACAAAATTAAACACTTCTTTTCAAGAAGAAATTAAACAAGAGATAGAAGCTAAAAGTTTCTTTTTAGAATAATGACAGTAACAAACGTATATAAATTTTATGGGGTAGATAACATAACATCTACAGCTGCACAAACTATGTTTGGAACTACTACTGTAGCAGGAGTTGCAACACAGAACCCTTTAATAAATGAAACATATATTATTAAATCTCTTAAAGTTACCTCAGCAGGCACACCAACAGTGACTGTAGCAAATAATGATATTACAACTATTAAAACAGCAGCTTTGACAGCTAATGTAACACAAGAATTATTAACACAGCCGTTAATAGTAGAGGGCAATACTGCCCTAAAAGTAACTTCTAGCACCGCAGATTCTTTTGATATTGCTATTAGTTATTTAAACATTCAAAGGGAAAGAGTAGACTAATGGAAATAAAAGAAGCTAAAGTAGAGACAACTTACAGACACAAGGAAACAGGCGAACTTTTTAAGGAAAGGAAGGATTGGGAAGCTAAGGGATATAAGAATGAGGACATGGCACAGGACGTAAATGTTATCATGCCACCTCTTGATTTACTGAGCAAAACCAAGTAAACATAGGGATTAAGGTAAAATTATGGCAATATCTAGAATGCAAGAACCCCAACAAGTACAATCAGGAATAGGATCTTTAAAGGACCCTAGACAAGGTTATTTTTTAGGGAAGCTTGTAAAGAAAGCTACTAGAGGTATTAAAAAAATTGTCAAAAGTCCTATAGGTAAACTAGCTTTATTAGGTGCTGGGGCGTATGGTTTAGGTGCTTTAGGTGCAGCAGGAAAAGGTGGTTTTTTTAAACAACTCATGGCAGGTCAAGGTAATTTTGGACTACCACAAATTATGAAAGGTGCTGGTAAATTATTTTTAGGATCTGATGGTGGTGTCTTTGGTGGAGGCGGGGGTCTTCTAGGAAAAGCTGGAGAGTTTTCTGGCAAGAGAGCATTTCTCACTGGTGGTGCACTAGCAACAGCTTTACCATTATTTATGGGTGGTGAAGATGAAGAAGAAGAAACTGTAGATGTTATGGATCCAAGATATCAAGTTCAACGTGCAAAAAATTTTTACAGCGGTGCAGGTGATGCAGGTGCTGGTTTAGATTTCATGCCACAAAAAAAATATGTAATGCAAAATTTTTATGCT